GCTAATAGTAACATACGTGCATATTCAAAGCTCTACACCTTCCTTAACGCCCGTTCTAACACATTACTGGCTGAAATCTCTCCGTTACACCTGATCTCCGTTTTGGCTCCCACTGAATGTGAAGCCCGCAATCTGCTGGCCGGTTTCTCGCTGGTGTTTGTTTCTTGCAAACCACAGGAGAAGCGCCATGTTGCCTGATATCAATAGACTTTATCCCACATTGACTGAGGTGTTCGGTAAGCTGGATATGTCACACCTGAGTGCTGATGACACACTGGAACTGGCAAACAGTAGCGAGGAATGTTACGCCGGATTACTGCATGGGCTGAATTTTATCGGGGATACTTTTGTGACCTTTGCCGACAACGATGTGTTGGATTTCTCTGCTGAAAGTTTGTGCCAGTTAGGCCATTGTCTGGCATCAATCAGTGTCCTGGTACCTGCCCTCACTCAATTGCAAGCATCAGCAAACGCCAAGCTCACAAACAACGAGTTGGCCGAGCAATAAACCTCACCGCTTCCGCTAATATTGTCCTTAGCGGAAGCGCGATAAAACTCCGTTGACTACACCGGTAACCCGTTATTTTAACGTGGGAAATGCGAGTCGGACTGCCCGAATTGTTTAATAGCCTTATTCGCATCCTTTAACTCTGTCATCAGTGCCTTGCGATCCTAAATTTCGTTATAAGCGGTGAGAGTGTTTTCATCGGCTAAAAGCAGCGCCTTAGCTTCAGAGAATGGGATGATATCGAGGTCATTCTCAGACATTTTTTAGCCTCTTTATATTGGTGAAACCATATACTCCCCCTAAGAACCATAGAAATCACTTTAATTCCGTTCAGGCTTTATTAGGAGTGGCTTTGGTTTAACCTCTGTCACTAAAAACCAATATTCCTATTGTCCCATTCCCCACACATCCCTCCTGAGATGTTATCCGCGTCCATTAGCAGCAAACTGACTTGAAATACTCGCGCGAATTTTGAGGGCTGCATGACCACAACCCAATATCTCGGTATGAGCCGCAACGCCGGGCAAACCATTACCGACGCTGACCACATAAGCCAGTCTATCGCTGACATTCTTATCACCCCTGTGGGTTCGCGGGTGATGCGCCGCGCTTATGGTTCGCTGCTATCGGAGCTGATTGACCAGCCACAAAATCCGGCCCTACGCCTGCAAATTATGGCCGCCAGTTACAGTGCCATTTTGCGCTGGGAGCCGAGGGTCAAACTGACCGGCATCACTTTTGAAACCACCTTTGACGGAAAAATGGTGGTTAATATCACCGGCACCCGCAGCGATAGCGCGGCCCCCCTCTCTTTAACCATTCCCGTGAGCTAACCCTATGGCAACCATTGACCTGAGCCTGTTACCGCCGCCGTTTGTGGTGGAAGAACTGGATTATGAAACCCTGCTGGCCGAGCGTAAAGCCACGCTGATATCTCTGTACCCGGAAGAACAGCGCGCCGCCGTGGCCCGCACTTTGTCGCTGGAGTCGGAGCCGCTGGTCAAGTTACTACAGGAAAACGCCTACCGCGAGGTGATATTGCGCCAGCGCGTCAACGATGCGGCCCGCGCGGTGATGGTGGCCTATGCCGTCGGTAGCGATTTAGACCAGCTCGGCGCAAATAACAACGTTGAGCGGCTGGTGATTATCCCAGCAGACCCCACCGCCATTCCACCGATTGAGGCGGTGATGGAATCTGACAGTGACTTTCGGGTGCGTATCCCGCAAGCCTTTGAGGGCTTGAGCGTCGCCGGGCCAACGGGTGCTTATGAATATCACGCCAAAAGTGCCGACGGCCGCGTGGCTGATGCCTCAGCAATCAGTCCGACACCCGCTTGTGTCACGGTTACAGTGTTATCGCGTGAGGGTAATGGCGAAGCCTCAAACGAGCTGCTGGCGGTGGTGGAAGCCGCGCTGAATGATGAGAATACGCGGCCAGTGGCTGACCGGGTCACGGTGCAATCCGCCCGCATCGAAGATTATGAGATTGACGCGGTGCTCTATCTGCATCTGGGGCCGGAAGCGGAGCCGGTACGCGTGGCGGCCGAGAAAAAACTGACCGCCTTTGTCACTGCGCAACGCCGTCTTGGCCGCGATATTCGCCTGTCAGCACTCTATGCCGCGTTGCATGTGGAGGGCGTCCAGCGGGCGGTGATTAATGCCCCGTTGGCTGACGTGGTACTGGATAAAACCCAGGCGGCTTGGTGCACCGGCAGCAGCATCACTGTCGGGGGTACGGATGACTGACCGTTTATTGCCTGTTGGTTCGTCGGTGCTGGAAGTGGCCGCCGCGCGCGCCTGTGCCGAACTGGAGAATACCCCGGTTCCGATTCGCCAGTTGTGGAACGCTGACACTTGCCCATTATCCCTGCTGCCTTATCTGAGTCGGCCTGTCTATCAATCTCGACAGCAGTGGCTCGCTGACTATCGCCGCCGCCAGTTACAGCGGCGACGAAATGACCATTTACCCCTATCGAATGGACTCAATATGACCCCTAAATACTTTGCCTTACTGACCCATATCGGCACGACCAGACTGGCAAACGCCACTGCGCTCGGCACCCGCTTAGAGATAACCCACATGGCAGTCGGGGATGGCGACGGAACCCTGCCAACGCCTGATCCGGCACAAATCCAGTTGGTGAATGAACAACGCTGCGCCGCCCTTAATGCCCTGACTATTGACCCGAACAATCCCCGTCAGGTTATTGCGGAGCAGATTATCCCTGAGACTGAGGGCGGGTGGTGGATCAGGGAGATTGGTTTGCTGAATAAAGCCGGAGAGTTAATTGCCATCGCCAATTGCCCAGAAAGCTATAAGCCACAAATGCAGGAAGGCAGTGGCCGTATCCAGACTATTCGAGTCATTTTGGCCGTCAGCAACACTGCCGCTGTCACACGGAAAACCGACCCAGCAGTGGTGCTGGCAACACGCCAATATGCCGACCAACTCATCAGCACCACTGTGACCTCAATCAGCAACCATATCCGCACCCTCAATCCGCACCCGCAATATCTCCTCGCCAGCCACAATTTATTTGATCTTAGCGATACCAAAGCGGCGCGGGCTAACTTGCAATTAGGCTCTGCGGCAACCAGAAATGTCGGTAATGCTCAAGATGAACTCATGCAGGTCGGGGCATTTGGCTGGGGCGGCAACTGCATTATTGCCTCGGCGGGGATCAATGCGCTGACAAAAACCGGCATGTACTGTGTCAATCAATACGCTCCCAATAAGCCCGAGGGCTTTGGTGATGCGACCATTCAGCATATTCAGAATGATCCGTTAACCGCCCACCAATTTATTTTCTCCACCAATAATACCCACACTGCGGCCAAAATGACTCGAATAGTCTGGATACGGCCACTGCCTTCCTGCATTTGTGGCTTATAGCTTTCCGGGCAATTAGCGATAGCGATTAACTCTCCGGCTTTATTCAGCAAACCAATCTCCCGGATCCACCACCCGCCCTCAGTCTCAGGGATAATCTGCTCTGCAATAACCTG